GCGGTGGCCGCCAATCAGCTGATGCTGGACGGTTTTCTGCCTGCCGTGAATGACAACCTGTTCGGGGACTTCAAACTCCATGAATTCGAAGTCGCCTAACATCAGGCGGGTCACAGTCGGATCAATGCCCGGCGCAAACTGCGAAAGAGAATTCAGAAGGGACATACTGCGAGTGCCTGTTTCAGATATGACTGACAATGAAAAATAGGAGCGGCCATCTGTCGGGAGGCATGCGAATTTACAGGGCCTGACCGTTCAGGCTGCCTGCAAAAGATGTCCGGACATCAAATATGGTGCAGAAAAGCACCTACCCAGACGTTATTCAGTCCGGATTTTATTCTGCTGCAGATCAGCCATATGATGACTGTTATTTATTCCGGCCAGTGCGATGTTGACGGCCTCTTCCAGCAAGTCATAAGTAACCTCGCCAGTCAGCACCCTGTCCCCGATAATGGTTGTCGGCGTACCTGAGTAATAAAGCCGTCTCATTAACGCCTTATTCACTTCGATAATGTTCTGTGTATCAAGCGGATAAGTTGTGACTTTCATTCCGGCAGCATGCAGGGCTGAATAAATACGCAGGTCGTCACCCATACCGCTGTCTGACATCAGCGCATGGTGAAAAGCATGGAATTTTTCAGGTTCTTCGATCCAGACGGCAAGCGCCATGCGCGTAACAGCGGTTGACGCTTCCGGACCGTATGAAATCAGTTTGTAGGTGATCGCAATCTGAGCATAGGCCTTTAAAAGCTTTTCCAGATTACGGTCCAGTCGTTTGCAATGAATACAGTCGTAGTTCACGAAACTGACAATTTTCAGTACAGGTTGCTCAGCACCGACGACAGGAGAGAGCGGATCGTTCAGCAGTTTATTTCGCATGAGTGCATCTGTCTGCGATGGACGCTGCGGCTGTTCTGCGGTAATGCCAGTGTTTGCCTGATGATGCGCCACTCCGGCAGATGCCGGCCCTTCGCCCATGAGCATCAGCAATAAAACGAATTCATTAAGCATAATCCTGCTCCACAGATAATCTCACAGTTGCCGTAACGGAACGCAGTGACTGCGATTTTCGAAAAGCCTTAAACAGTGAAATCAGCATGGCCAAAGCGGCGTTCAGAATTCTGAATACCGGCAGCTGTGAAAGCAGTTGAGGAAGAAGAGGCAGATAAGGCCTGCCTGCAGGGATGTGGTTCAAACCAGGCTGTCATCAGGGCAGAGAGAGGCTGCCAGCCTGACCGGGATACACCATCAGCATGGATGGATCGAAGGTGCTGGTGGATGACGGTGCTCTGGCTGCCTGCTTGCTGATGCCACTCATGACAGTGGCCACCAGTACCTGGCGACCTTCGTGAGTCATCAGAAGGTTAACGGGCTGCAGTGACTGGCCGCCGGTCGCAGGCGGTATCGGGGGATACCGGCCGGTTTTACGAAACGCCTGCTCACGAAGATGCTGTCTGTCGAAGTCCGGCTGGGCAGGCATCCAGGGTTTATAGGCAACGCCGTGGTCAAGCGCATTCTGACGTGCCAGCCTGTCACGTTCTGCCATTTCGCGACTCTGCGAGACCGTGCTGCCCGGATACATGGCGGCCAGCGTCACGGCTGAGATAATGCCCGGCAGCCCTGTAAGCGCCGCGGTGAGTCCCGTCAGCCCCGCGGTAGCGCTCCTGCCAATCAGCAGGTCAATGCCCCAGCCCGCAAGCCTGAGCGGTGTCAGCAGTGCGCCCGCGGCATGTTTAATGAGCCAGAATCCACCGCTGATACCCGCAAGGCCCGTCACGGCCAGTGCAGCCTGCCCTGCAAACTTCGCCATTTCAGGATGCCGGTGTGCAATGTCTGCCATCTGCTGAAGAGAGTGCGTGAGCGTGTCCAGCCCCTGCGTGAACGTGTCCAGCAGGCCGCCATCTTTCCCCATCACCCGCTGCAGGTCCTGCCATTTCTTGTGAAAGTCGATCGCTTTGCCGTTGTAAGTGCTCCCGACCGCACCATAGGCATCATTCAGGCCGCGCGCGACACCGTAGGCATCGATACGGTGATGGATGGTCTCAAGCTGTTTGTCGATGAGACTGAACATCTTGCCGCCGGTACGCCCGAATATCAGGGCGTTCTCACGCTGCTTCTGTTCTTCGGTGTAATGGTGTCTGCGGTAGAGTGGCAGGATGACGTTTTCATAGTATTCGACAGGCGACTGGCTGAAGAGCTGCGCGTTGATAAGTGGATTACCCCGGAAACGCTTCACGCCGCCCAGGCTGTTTAGCTCTATCTTGCTGGCATCCCAGATACCCATTTTCATCAGGCCATGCGTGACCTGATTAGGCAGCTTCACAATCCCGTTTAACCGGTTATAAGCGGTCATCAGCGCATCACCCGCTGAACTGCCCTTCAGTTCACCGATAATCGTCTCCAGCTCAGCAAACAGGGCTTTATTGCTCAGGTTAAAGGCCGAGGTGCCCGCTTTGGCCATAAACTGACGGTACTGGGTGAAATCGACATTGCCGCCTGAAGACTGGATAGCGCGAAACGCTGCGTCCATCAGTTCATCAAAGCGCTCCGGGCTTTTCAGACCGCCCGCCGTCTCGGTGAAGCGCAGCATATCCATCTGTTTTGCGGTTGTGGCTTCACGCTGATGCTCATCCAGCCCGCGTGAGGCGAAGGTAATACGCGCCAGCACCGGTGCCCGGGCGGCAATGTTGGCCGCTTCAAACGTGGCGGGCGCAATCATGCGGTTTGTGCCGTTTGCGGTGTCCTTCCAGTAAGGCCAGTCACCCACAATCAGCTTGAGATGCCAGTCGTCCACGCCAGAGCTGTTGAGTGCTTCTGACACCGCCTTGCATCCTGCGGAGGCCGTTTCCCCGCGTACCGCTGTAGAGTGCGGTCAGCAGCAGGCCTGATTTACTGGCATTTTCACAGAGTCGGCCACTGGCCGCTTTATCCTGACCGTTTGTCACACGCACACAGTTCAGGTTTGCAGCACCCAGCTGCAGTGAAATGGCAGCCGCCGTGGCCAGGTCATACTGGCGGTCTTTAGGCGTGCCCAGAAAGAAGGCCATGTCGTTATCAGAACGGATACAAAAGGCGCTGTTAACCGGTCCCCAGCATGCCACACCCACCAGCCCCAGCCCGTCGGTGGGTACACCGTTAATGTAACGGGCCCGGGGCGGGACAACCTGGACATAAAGGTCAGGTGCCGTGAGTGCAGACGTGTTGAGGTCGCCGGTTGAATAAATCGGCATGAGAGAGACTCCGTATGCGTGAGCGGATGCTGGAAAAAAAGGGTTATCGCGTGGTCTGGTGCCCGTTCAGGGTGACCTCAAACTGTGTCACCTCAGGTGCGGTGATGGTCCGGGTGGTGGCGTAATTCACGCTGAAAATCAGGTCGCGCCGGTAGACATGCCAGTTCTGTGACCTGTCCGAATCAAACTGCCGGGCATAAAGGAGCTGCGCGGGCGCGCCGTCGTTGAGGTCAATGTGACACTGTTCAGAGAGCGCCGTATCAATGGCACTGCCGATGCGGTCCCGGAGGCCGGGCGCAGGTGCCCAGACAGTAATCTGAAAATCCTTTATCTGCCTGTGCAGCTCTTTTACAGCCGTGCCCGCGGTGGTAACGGAAATACTGAGATGCTCTGCCAGCGGGATGCAGACACTGCTGAGTACAGTGAATGACTTCGGCAGTGCTGCAGACAGCGCGTGTATTGCCCGTCCAGCCGTGGTTCCCGCCCGGAAATGGAAACTGAACGTTTTCCTGTTAAGGGTTATCAGCACGTTTGTGAGTGACGACGCCACACCGGAAACCCCTATTGTGGTGCCGTTCACTGTGAACTGCAGTGTGGGTTTGCCCTTCGCCATTAAACGGAACGGCCTGCCAAGCGCCGTGCTGATTTTACGCTCTGTCGGCAGCGGCCAGACGGAGATGTGCACACCACCGTTATCTATATCCTGCTGCAGTGTTCCCGGCACCGGCCAGCCCGGGTAGATTTTTACTGAAGCGTTAACAATACCGGGTAACTGGCAGCCTCCAGGATACACCACCCCGGCTACCCGCCTCGCCAGGTAGCGGGCGACATCGTCGGTACTGGCCATGTTACACCGCCACCTGAAGCGCCGTAAGACGCCAGCCCATGTCGGTAAGCTCCGTGCCGCTGATGACAAAACGATGCCCGGCGTCATCCGTTATAAAATCCCCGGCATGAACAAAGACGCCTCTGAACGCGGGCATCATAATGTTGTGCCACGCGCTGCGCGTTTCACCCGGCAGCTTCAGCGGGCTGTGCTCACCGCCCCGGCTCAGCACAATACTGGCGGGCCAGCCGGACATGATGAGCGCTTCATTTGCTGCAGTCGTGCCACCGTAATCCTGAAGCCCGGCATCATTACCCGTCTGAGCGGTACGCCGGATACTGACAAGCCGCTCAGCTTTGACACACAGTATAGGCTGTAACAGCGGCATGGCTGCCACGTAAAAGGTCCCCTCTGTGGACACCAGGATATCGCCTGCCTCAAACCCCGCCGCGTCAAAGATACCAATACGGGTGGCCTGTCCGAAACGCGCCGCCCTCATATAGCCATAATCGGTGGTGAATGAGGCCGAAAGCTCCCGTAGCGGTTGCGCATCCAGCGGGCTGAAGGGTGAGGCTGCCCGGTAATGACTCGCCGCACCGCCCAGGCGTTTCGCGGCCTTCCCGTTACCCTGGTTCACCTTCGCCGCCAGCTGATGCGCGTCCATATCAGCACCGGGTCACAGTTGATGCGCCATTACCCAGCGACGGGCCCGGCGGGATCCCGAGTAGTCCGCAGAGCTGACGCCGCCACTGATTGTACAGACGCGTGCGGTCTGAGACTTCTGACCGGTTACGCTGCCATACCGCTGCTTTATCCGTATCAAGATTTTCCGCAGCGCGGGCAATACCGCTCTCCAGCCCTGCCAACGTAATGAGGTAGTTCGCCACAATCTGTTCCTCCTCATCCCGCAGCGTGTTCAGTCGATGCGCCAGCGTCTGATAGCGTCCGGAGGTGACCTGCGCGTACGCCACATCTGAGCGATCGTCCGGAGTGGTATCACCCAGCATCGGATGGCCGATGCCGCACCCACCGAAATGGGGCCGTCGCCAAGTTTTTTGCCGAACAGCACCGGTACGCGGGCGACATGCAGGATGGTCTGCTGGTCACTGCGGGACTGCCAGTGTTCAACATTGAGCCAGGCCAGTTCAGACAGCGGCGGCCGGCCGTTCATAAACCCGCGCTTATCGCCGTAGACCGGAACAAAGGTGATTTTCTTCAGGCTGGTAGTGCCTTCGTCATGCAGCTGCCACTCCAGCACCCCGCTCGTTTCATTCAGCTTTTCGCGATAAATCCGCCAGCGGCCGGGATTCAGCACCCTGACCTGCTCAATATTTTTCACGACAAATTCATTCTGCGGGTCGCGCTCACTGACCGTCTCGACGAAGCGCAGCAGCGTAAACGTCTCCTGTCCGTCGACCCGCTCTGAGTCGTAATCGAGGAGGCTGGTGGCATTCACCCTGGCGAAATAAGGCCGCAATCCGCGCTGGCGCTCTTCAGCCAGAGAGAGCGGTTTATCCGCAGGTGGATGCTCGACAAGGATGCCGCAGAGTCCGTAGGCCATCGCTTCTTCAAAGGTGTCAGCCAGAAAGGAGTGCAGGTTAGTGCCCTGCAGGTCCACATCCCCGAACATCTCACGTATGCGCGCAGGCACCGCGTCTTCATTCCAGGTGACCGGGCGGGAAAAAGGTTTGCCACTCAGCACCTCGACCGTACGCGAAAAGGCCGGGAACAGCGTCGCCACCGCCAGCCGGTTCTGGTAGAACGCCTCTTCTTCGTTAGGCCATCTGGGCAGGTAGGTTTTGCCCGCAGCACGCATGGCGGCCGTGCCGCCCAGCAGCGTGCTGATCATCGGCCAGCATTCGGCCATCGACTCGATTTTGGGCGATCGCTTCCGGACGTCATTGCTCATAATGATGTTCTGTCAGGCAGAGAATGGACGGACTGTTGTACCCTTTGGCTGGAACAGTTCTGTGATGGCCCAGACCAGCGCATCCAGGCGGTCCGGTGATTTCTTCGCGGTAGCGGGCACGTATTCCAGCAGCTGATTTTCGAGCTGGTAGAGGTTGCCGCGGTGCGCCACCCGCCCCTGCTCATACAGCGCAGAAATGGGCTCAGCCCGGGCAAACTTACCCTTACTGGCATGGACACGGACGATGCGCCCGCGGAACCCTGCATTGCGCAACGTATCTTCAGCCATGTCGCCGCCCTGGTTGGTTTCAATGACGATGGCTTCAGCGTGATGCTCTTCATAAGCGCGGACTGCCCGCTTCGCCCAGCCGTTCGGCGAGTATTTCCCGGAGTAATCCGCGTCAGCCGAGAATAACCGGTCATTACCGCGCCCGTAACTGCTCGCCACGACAATACCGGTTTCATCACTGTCTTCGCTGTTGGTTGCCTGCGGGTCAATGGCAACGACCGTCCGGGACGGCTGCAGGGTGATATCCAGCGCACGCGCACCGGACACCATCCCTTCAGTCCAGAGTGCACCGTCGGCATTAAACCGGCGGGGCCGCTGCATGTATTGCGCTTCCGCGGTTCGCCGGTGTGAAAACAATGAGGTGCGATGTGATTCATTGTGCTTGTACGGCCATAGCCAGCCGTCAGCCAGACCATGTTCGATGGGTATCGCGTGTAAGTTTTCCGGGTACACCAGCGAATACTGTTCGCTGTTATTAATCAGCACCGGCAGGTTCAGGTGGTGCCACTGTTCGCCACTCCCACCGCGCAGCAGATAGCCACTCAGGTCGTGGTAGTGAATTCGCTGCATGATGACCACGATGGGTGTGGTCTCAATGGCCAGACGGGAACGGATGGTTTCGTTGAAGCGGGTGTTCACCCCGACGCGTATGGTTTCGCTGTAAGCGTCGTCTGGCTTTACCGGGTCATCAAGAATCAGACAGCCCTGCCAGCCCGACTCCATATGCCCGGCACGAAAGCCGGTGACCTGTCCGGCAGCGGACGAGGCATACACCCCGCCGCCGTATTCGGTCCACCACATGGCTTTACTGTCGGCATCATCGCGCAGCGCCATCGGCCACATGGCCTGAAAGGCAGCAGACTTCACGATGCTGCGCGTGGTAGATGAATTCAGTAATGCCAGGTTGTGGGAATAGGACAGATGCATAAAGCGGGCGCGGCGGTTCAGCGCCAGCCCCCGGCCCATCATGTTAATGGTGGCCAGTTCCGTCTTGGTGTAGCCCGGGGGCACATTGATGATGAGTCGCCGGATGTCGCCATCAATCACCCGGTCCAGCGTCCGCTGTATCACCTGATGATGAGGCGCGACGATCATTCTGCTACCGGTGCGCTGCTTAAAGAAGTAGCGGGTAAAGTAGAGTCCGTCCTCTTCACACTCTATACGGCGTGCAGCGGTCTTGAAGTCAGCAGTCGTCATCCTCCAGCATTTCCCGGCGCGCCTGCCGGTATTCCTCGCGTGAAAGCAGCGCAACCTCAAGCGGGCCGCCGTCTTTGCCTGTCAGTGATGTCGTGGCCTGTTCACGGAATGCCTGCACTGAAATGTGTTTACCGAGCAGCTCTAAATTCCTGACTTTGTCCGGCCACTTAATCTTTTTAAGGATACCGACCATCTCGCGCTCTTCGCCGCGACCTTCAAACATCTCAGCCAGGTCGAATCCGCTCAGATATCGACGCCATGAGGCGGGCCATTGCGACACAGGTTTGATGCTCATGTCATCTCTCATGATGTCGAGCACGTCCATTTCGTCTATCTCAACTAGGCGACGCAGGACATAATCTGCGTTTATCTCTAACCTTTCGTTGCGTTGTGATTTAAGGTCAATGATGCGTTGCGCTACGTCTGGTTTAGTGAGGTTTTCACTGCCAATCTTGCGAGCGGTATTATCACTGTAGCCTGCCCTAATGGCCGCTTGTGTGGCGTTGAGATCAACTAAATACTCTCGACAGAACATCTCCTGTTTGGGAGTTAGCGTAGCCATGAGCCAACCTATCAAAAATAGTAGTAAATAATTTTCGATTCCTTCCGATAGTCAATCATTCAGGGCGCTAATGCGTTCGGCTTCAGTCAAAATGGACAATCAAAGGAATGCTATGAATATTACGACTTATGAAAAGAAAGCACTCAAAGAAATTCATGACTGGAAAAACCCAAACGTGGGATGGTTCGGTAAAGCGCTGAAAGTCATCAATGAACCATTAAACACTGCTGGTAATGCAGTACTTGCTGCACCCTATGTTGGAGAGGCTCTTCAAAAAGCTGTTAAAGGTTTAATCAGTGTTTGTAACGATGCTGCGCAATGGTCTGTAAGGCCTGAAGCAATTCTCGAAGAATTTCGCTCAGATGGGCATGAACATATCCTGACTCTGGACAATATTTCAAAGCTCAAGCTTGAGGATGTCGATAAAACAGTTGGCTGGCTTGGAGCGAAATACAAAAGCTTAGCTCTGGCAGAAGGTGCTGGCGCAGGAGCTGCCGGTATAGCAGGGATTGCAATCGATATACCTACCCTCATTGCCCTAAACCTGCGCGCAATTGGTGAATATGCAACCTACTATGGCTTTGATATTGAAAGGCAAGAGGAAAGACTTTTTGCATTTAATATTCTGGCACTTTCTTCTTCTCCAGCTGACGCATCAAAAAATGTTGCCATGGCCCAATTGGTAAAAATTTCACAGCAGGTTGCAAAAAAACAAACCTGGAAGCAATTGGAGCAACATGCCTTTGTAAAAATCATCCAGCAAATAGCCAGCAGTCTGGGAGTTAGGATTACAAAAGCAAAACTGGCTCAAATTATACCTGTAGCCGGTGCAGTGGTGGGCGGTGGCTTCAATGCTTATTTCACATCAAATGTATGCGACGCTGCCTACTATCTCTACAGAGAGCGTTTTTTAGCCAGAACTCATGGCGATTCAGTAATAAACGAAAGTGTTGAACCTGCAACAACTTTCAACATTGATTTCCCAGATGCACTTGAAGGCGAGCTGGTATAGTTTTGTAATGGATTTAAGACGATTGGGCACCGTCAACATTATGCTTCATGTGCTGGTGGGTGCCTGTTATTGCTGTTTAAGGAGTATTTATGAGCATGCCACACGCTATGGCCAACCTTTTGTTAAATCACCTTAATGGTCAAAACCGGGAGTTAAAGCTTGCCGCACTCTATGCACTTGGTGAAGGAAAATGCACAGCATCGCCAATAATTAATTATTTAATGGACTATATGAATTGCGATGATGTTGAGCTCAAGATTGCTGCTATCAAGGCGTACGGCAGGATTTATCGGTAAAAAACCGCCCGATGGCGGCTTGGTCATTTAACAGCTTTCAACGCCGGGCTTACTGCTTCAATTTCCTTCTGCACATCGAAAGCCGATAGCGGGTCAGTAGATGCGACCATATATCTATAACCATTAGCTGAAATAAATTCACTGATGAAGTAGGTATCATTCAAAGGTGTTGTTACTTCAGCATTAGTCTCCCGCCTATAAAACATGCCTAGTCGCTTGTCTGCTTTTACCGGTACTTCAATGCTGTCATACCGAACAGGCCCTGACCATACTTCTCCATGACGTAAGCCGCCTAGAACGAGATACTCACTAAATTGTTCTTCACCCATACTCATTCCTTTTTTAAATGAAACTGAATATGTCAAAAGACATCATAAGATGCACTCTCAAATGTGCCTGATGGAACTTAGTTGCCAGTCGTGGGAAAAATTACTTTTTGCTGAATTCAACACTATCTGTCGTGCAATCCAGCATTCCAAAGTATTCCCCGATTGCTGACTGACCGCTACGCTGAGTGAAGGGAACCAACCAGATATCGTTCCCGAATGTCATCTGCCCATAATCGATAAGAATCCCGTTCTTTTCAGCGGCGTCCTGAGCGTCAGAGAAGGTTTTCCATTCAGCCTGATCCCCTGTCTTAGCACGAATCACCTTAGCCATGATGGTCTGATTATCATAATGCCGACAGGCTTCAGTCTGGACGGCATCCACTTTCGAAGGCCTGATTGATACGATGATAAGAATCATTACAGCTAATGCGAATAACGCCAGAGCTGTAATCGTGATGACTAAAATTTTGACTACCCTTTTCATATGACCCTCATCCTGAGCTATTTAGATGAGAATCATACCTGATGCTCCTTGTAATGATCACGCTGCCTTGCACGACGGGTGCACTGTATTGCTCACAGATACTTAATCGCCAGTGCTTTCACATCGTCCTTTGCGGCGTCACCCAGCAGAGCAACGCCACTTTCAACAAACGCCAGCGCAGCTTCAAAATCATGAACGCCCACTTTGACTTCAGCTGAAGGTGGCGTCTGCGCTGCTTCGGCAGAGAATTCTGACTGTTCAACGGCTTCGCCATTCAATGATTCTGACATTTCATTACTCCCTTCTTCAGGATGAATAAACTGACCTTTCAGCCAACTGAGGATGTTCATTTCTGCCGTTTCCGTTCGATTTGCCGGATGGCGGCCTTGTCGTGGTTGCACTGTTCCAGAGCGTTAAGCAGACGCTCATTCAGCTCCAGGCTGTCTCCCCAGGTCAACGGGTCAGGAATCAAAGGCACAGCGCAGTCAGCCAGCAGACTCACCGGTATCGGTACTGGCGGAACCGGTACGTACTTTGTCCCGGTGCGCACGCAGCTGGTCAGCAGCAGGACGAGGCACAGGTTCAGTGGCACAGCTGTTCCCCCTGACCAGCTTGTGAATAACCACCACCCTGCGCTCGCTTTCTTCATTGCCTGCCTGATTTGCATCCTGAGTTGCCCGGGCAATGTCGCTGAAGAGGGCTGTTGCCCTGAGGACATTAGTCGCGAGCATCTCTGCTGAAGCTTTTTGCTGCGCCAGCTGCCTGTTCTGCTGAGTGATCACGACCTTCGATAAGGACTGAAGCTTCAGGGCGACGCTTAGCGCGATGACCAGCAGTAGCAGGCCTGTGATGGTAACGGCACCCCACTTAACGCGGCTTAAGGTCATCGCTGCTCTCCGACAGGCAAAGTGCACGCTCAGTTTCGCGACGCTTCATTAGCCCTTTCCACCTCCTGCCACCGGCAAAGATCCAGCGCCGCAGTTCATTGCAGGCACCCGTCGTGTCGCCTGAGTTGAGTTTTCTCAGAAGGGAAGAGCGGGAAAAAGCGTCAGTGCCTGTGTTATAGGCAAAGCTGTAGAGTGCGGCGCGCTGATAATCGCTGAGGGGGACCGTGACCATGCTGTCTACGTCTGCCTGAACGGGTTTCAGGTCTGCGCGTAGCAGGCTGTCGCACTCCCTGTCGGAATAGGTTTTGTTACTGACAATATCGGGGCCGGTGTGACCATCACAGACGGTGAGCACACCGGCGACATCCCGATAGGGAACATAACGACGCCCTTCCAGACCATCCG